CGGCACTGCAGCGCCGCACACCTCGACCTCGATCGGGTGGGGCCCCTCGCTCGCGTAGCTCGGCACGTTGGAACGCAGCCACCCATCGATGGTGGTCCTGCCGTGGCGATGGGTCTCCAGCGCCTCGCCCGGCATGCGTGAGGGGAAAATCTGGATCACGCGTAGTACTCCACCCGGTTGAAACGGCACTCGAAGCGGGCGACCGGCAGCACGGTGACGTTGCGGCCGTCGTTGCACTCCAGCGCGCACATGCGGCCCTCGACCTCCACCAGCACCGCCACGTGGGTGACCACGCTGCCCTGATAGCAGAACGCAACCGCGCCTTCCACGAGGTCACTGCCGGCGTGCTGCAGGGCAGCCTCGTTCGCCAGTTCAGCCAGGTCAGCGCGCGTCGCACCCGGGTACTCGTCCCATGGCGCGAGGCCAAGGTCACGGCGCACCTCGTTGACGACGCCGTAGCAATCCAGCTCCGGGAACTTGCGGCCGCCGCTGACCCAGACCACGTCCAGGTACTTTTCCAGATCGATTTTCATGTGATGTAGCGCAGCCCCGGGTGCTTGGTGAGGTTGAAGCGGTCGCGCGGCCAGGCCGTGTCGAGGATGTTCATGAAGCCGGCGGTCACCTGGACCTCCGTTGCGGTCCACTGCCCGCCCTTGATCACCATCGACAACGGCTTCTTGGCCGGCGCCAGCAGGTCGTTGCTCAGGTAGATCCGTAGGGTGACGGTCATTTCGAGCCGGGCCGCCAGCGCCGCCCGGATCTCGGTGCTCACCACCCCATCGATGTTGGTCAGTGCGAAGCGGAGGTCTTGGACCCCGTCGGCGTTGCGTGTGGGCTTGGCCACATCCATGCCGCAGGCCTTGAAAGTCACGGTCTGCCCTGTCTCCAGCACCGCGGTGATGTCCTCCCAGCCCTTGGTGAGATAGTGGGTCTTGCTACCGACCGCGATCGCCAGGGTTTCGTGCTCCACCTCCGCGCCGCCAGAGGCGTACAGCCGTTCAAGAATGCTCATGGCCTGGGCCACTCCCTGTTTGCAGCCAAGTCGATGACGTTGGCCTGCAGGATTCCTTCGGGATACTCGGACCAGCCGTCTGCCAGCAGCGGCCGGCTGTAGATCTCGAGCGGTGCCGTGATCAGCCACAGGTTGCTGTTGGTCAGCGTCGGGCCGTCGTAGATATCGGTGAACCGGCTCTTGTAATAGTCCATCCCCAGTGGGCTGCGTAGCCGACACGCGAACCAGGCGACACCGTCGCTCAGTCCTTCCTGAAACCACTTCTCGAACAGTGCGGCTTGCCCGTTGTCCAACAGCCAGCGAACCTCGACGTTTGTCGGCGTGGCCGTATAGGCGCGGCGCGGCATCGATCGACCACTGACGAACGTGGACCGCTTCAGCGGCGAGACGTGGCGCAGGCCATAGCCTTCGCGCAGCGGCTCGGGCAGCCACTGCGGTTGCATGATCAGCGCCATTACCGAACCTTCCTTCCGACGTTGTGTGTCCCACGCATGGTTCGGGAGATCCCTGTTCCGCGAGCCATATCGCTTTTGACCCTGTCGTAGCCCATCTGGGCACCATCGAGAGCAGCTTTCCTGACGAGCTCAAGGGTGCGGTTGTCAGGGTTACCGTTGATCTGAATCTCTTGGGTGATCGGAGCCCCCGAGAACACACTGTTGGAATCTCGGTTTACCCGCTCCAAGGTGGCGTCCAGCTTCGCGCTGGTGGCCGCCGTGGTCACGCGCTCGCCCTTCTGCAGGAACCAGGTGCCGTCCTGTGGCACCGAGTCGATACCGTCGTGCGCCATGCCCGACAACCCGGACGATGCCGCGACGGCGGCGACATAGGGCGCGGTGGCCGCGAGGGCTGCGGCGGCGGCCGCCGGCGCCGCGATGGGGCCCGTGATCGGGATCGCAGCGGTGGAAGCGTAGGCTGCGATTGCCGCCTGGGCCGACATGGCCACTGCGTTACCGGTCAAAGCAGCAGTGGACGACTGGCTCGTGGCCTCGCCGACAAGCTTCTGGGTTGCCTGGTACACCAGCCACTGCGCAGCCATGCGCGACAGCGTGTCGATTACCGTCTCGCCCATGGACACGACGAGGTTTTTCACCGATTCGCTCAGGGACTCGTTGCCCTTCACGAGATCGGCGATGCTCTCGGCCACGTCGCCGGTAGTGGTGTCGAGGAAGCCCGTCACCGCGTCGTAGGCCTGCTGGTTGGCGTCCGCGGCCTTGGTGGCATAGTCAGCCCAGGCATCAGCCATGCCGGCCTGCCAGTCGCCCCTGAGTTCGTCCAGCTTGCGGTAGTGATCCTCCTGCATCCGGAGCCGCTCATCCAGCGCAGACTGAAGAGTCTGGGTCTCCGTCTTGTAGAGACTCTCGGTGATGTCGCCGGACTGGTACTGCTCGAACAGCGCTTGCCGTTGCTTCTGGTAGTCGGCCTCGATCTGAAGAAGGTCTCTGGCGCGCTCCCTGGCCTGTGCGCCCTCGCCCGCTCCCACAAAGTCAACCGCAAGGGCGTCGCGCGCGTTATCCAGCGCTTCCTGTGCGTTCCGAGCGAACTCGGCAGACTTGGCGGCTTCCTCGTTGGCCAGCTTCACTGCAGTGAGGCGATCGAGCGTGCTGGCCAGCGCCCGCAGTCGCTCCTTCTCTTGGTCGTTGAGACCCTTCAGAGCGCCCTCGGCCAAGTCGAAGTTCAGCTTCTGGAGTTCGGTGGCCTTGCCTGACTTATCGGTACTGGTATCGAACAGCTCGATCTGGCGCTTCAGCTCGAGACCGGCGGCAGCATAGGCACGCTGCAGCTGCTTGTAGGCTTCTGCCCGCTTCTTGGCGCTCTCAGCATCGGCCGCCGCGGCTGCGGCCGCCTTTCGAGCTGCCTCAGCCGCGGCTTCAGGTGTTCCCGCCGTGGTGTCCACCGTGGCAGTGACGCCCTTGAAGTTCTCAGCGAGGTAGCGGCTCGTCAGCTCTCGCTGAATATCCAAGCGCTGCTGGGTCAGGCCGTTGATTCTCTTGAGGCGCTCTTCTTCCTGGGCACCGGTGAGCGGCAGCCCCAGGAAACCGGAGGTCGTCTTCTGTTCGAGCTTCAGTCGCTCAGTCAGCGTGGCAATCTGCTGGTTCAGCGCCCCTTCGCTCGCGTCTTTCAGCGCTCCGCCGGCATCAAGCCGTGACAGATCACGGGTCTTGGCGATGAACTCGACAAGCGAGCCAGTGAGCCGCAGAAAGTTGCCGGTGGTATCTACTGCATAGGAGATGAGCTTGTCGAACCCATCCTTGGTGCGCGGATCATTGAGTGCCGTGGTCAGCTCGTTCACAGCGGTGGTGGCGCTACCGAGACTTCCATCCTTTGCCGTCGTGAGGTCGTCTAGAGCGTGACGCAGCGCCTTCAGTGCGCCGCCGAAGGTGTCACGGGCGGCCTGGGCGGCACCTCCGTAGGACTCTTCCAGGATCTCCAGAATCATCACTTGGGCCTCGCCTTCCTTGCCGGCCTTCACCAGCTCGTCGATGGTGCCACGCACCTCCTTCGTGAAGGCCGCACCGAAACCCGACTGCGCCAGTGCCGCCGCGGCCTTGCCCGGCGACTCCAGCGCGCGGCCAATGGTCTCCGCTGACTGACTCACGCTGATGCCCAGGCGAGCCGACTGATCGATGATGGCCTGCATCGCGCGGGGGATGTTGGTTCCCAATACGCCAGAGTAGGACAGCAGTCGCGTCTGAGCCTCGACTATCTCGCCACCGCTGAACGTGGACTTGGACGCAAGGGTGTCCGCCATATCCAGCAGCTGCTGGCGGGTGTATCCAGCGGCGCCGCCGGTCGATTTGATGATCGCATCGAGCTGGGCAACTTCTTGCTCGGCGGCGGCGCTGTTGGTGATCACCTTGGCGATGCCGGCCGCCAGGCCGGCTACCCCCGCAGCGATTGCCGTGCCCAGGGCAACGCCGGCCATCTTCGCCTGCTTTTCTACATTCTTGCGCCACTTCTCCGTCTGGCGCTCCGACTTGTCCAAGCCGGAGGCAAAGCCGCCGATCTCGGCAATGACGTCGATGGTCAGCGTGCCGAGAGAACGTCGTGACATGTGCAGTTATCCCCAGCTCGCCATCGCCTCATCAAGGCCGATCGGCTCCGCTTTCTGGTATCGAAGGAAGTCAGTTACTTGGAATGCCGGGGCGGACGGCTTGCGCTTGCTGTTGGCGAACAAGCTGGCCAGCAGGCCAGCGTTCCAGTCGGCGCGCATCATCGGGTTCAGGCCTCCGTGGCGTTCCCGGTATGCAGCCCAGAGCCTCACCTCGCGAGCGCTGAGGCGTTCCTTCGCCACAGCAATGGTTTCGCCGCCGATGCCGTTGAGCACCAGCTCGCACCAGAACTCGTCTTCCGGTGTTAGCTCGTAGCTTTTCCCAGCGAGTTCACCTCGCCGATGGCGCTCAGCAACGCCAGGGTCAGGGCGCCATCCAGCGCGCCGCGGTCCGCATCCGACGCACCGGTGATGTCACCTACGGTGAAGACGGGCTTTCCCTGCTCATCGCAGATGGAGGCCGCGATGCGGCCGGCCACGCTGTCCTGGCGCCCGCCGGCGGCGAGCACGTCGGAGATGGCGGACTGGAAGCCCAGCGGCCGCACGAACACCGTTGCGGTGAACTCCTGCTCGCCCTGGCGCCAGCTGATCTCCTTCTCGACCGGGCGGCCGGTGAAGGCGCCGGCCTGCAGCAGACCAGCGATCGAAAGGGATACCGCCTTGCTCTTCGGGACCGACGGCGGCGGCGCCGCCCGCTTTCGGCCCCGGGGCTTCGTAGCGGTCACGGGGCCACCACCTTACGGACCCAGACGCCGGCGCCAGAGCGTTGCAGGCTCGCCGCCGTGGAAACCACTGCGTTGGCCTGGAAGTCGAAGGCGAAGTCGGCGACGTAGCCGCGGAACGTGTACCAGGTGCGGCCTTCGGGCAGCACCATTTCCGGCTCGCTGTTGCGCTGGGCCGTGGCCGCCGCACCGGTGCCGGCGCCGCCGCTGAAGGCCACCGTCGGCACGGTCGTGTAGCCGGTGCCCGGATTGGTGATGGTGACGCCGATCACCGAGCCGCCGTCCACGATCGCGGTCGCCGTGGCACCGGTGCCGCCGCCGCCCGTCAGGGTCACGGTGGGCGCGCTGGTGTAGCCAGTGCCGCCGCTGGTGACGTTGATGCCGCTGATGGAACCGCCCACGGTGAGGGTCGGAGCGACGTCCACGCCGTCGGACCAGCCGATCGCCCACTGGATCAGCTCATCCGACGCTGCCTCGCCCAGCTCCCACATCAGGTAGTGGCTCTCGTTGCGCGGATCGGCGTTGATCGTGACCGATGCCTGGCCGGGCGTGCGCAGGCCCTTCTTGTACGTGCGGCTGTTGGTCTCGGACAGGCAGGTGTCTTCGATCTGGTCCGCCGGGTTCGCGCCAGGGTTGAAGTTGGTGATGCACTCGATCTCGCGGATCTGGCCATTGATTAGGCCGTACAGCTGGGTGCCTTGCGTAAGCATGCTCATGAATGTCTCCCTGCGGGCATAAAAAAACCCCGCAGTGCGGGGTGTGGGTGGGTAAAACGGACGAACGTCTTCAGCGCGGCACGAGCCAGTCCACGTCAAACGAGTAGCGGTACAGCTTGGTTTCGGGGTCTTTCACCTGGTCGCCCCAGCGGGTCACGTAGGCCTGTCCCTCGATCGCGTCGCGGATCGCCCGCGCCGCCGGCAGCAGCGACGCCGGGTCGTCGCTGTAGACGTCTATCTGCAGCGAGTACCCGTCCACGTCAGGGCGGTCGCCCAGGTACTGGGCCGGTTCTCCGCCGATGGTCTGCCAGACGACGTAGGGCCGCGCCGGCGGCTTCTCTACCAGTCCGAACGGATAGACCCGTGTCGGGTTGCTGCCGAACAGAGCCAGCACCGCGGCGTTGGCGATGCAGGCCTGGAAAATTGGGGCGATCATTTCTTTGCCGCCTTTGACTGCTTGGCAAGTGCGCGGTCGAGCGCGCGGTTGAACTCAAGCGCGAAGGTGTCCACCGCTTTCTGCCCGGCTTGCTCGGCCACCGGCCGCAGGAATGGGCGGGCGGCCACCTTGGCCGTGCCCAGCTCCACGTGGCGCCAGTACCAGGTGTCGCCGCCGGGATTGCTGGAGCTGCCCTCCGTGGCATAGGTCTGGCCAGTGCGACGCTTGCGGCGGTTCTCACGGGTGTTGCCGTACTGCCTGGCACCGCCGAGCACACCCAGCCGGAAGGCCAGCTGCCCGTCGCGCTTGAACGCTCGGCCGTCCCAGCGCAGATCGATGTTCTTCCAGATCTCCTCGCCCGTCTCATGGTCGTCCAGGCGGCGGGCGTTGCTCTGCGCCTGAGCACGCAGGACGGCGGTCGCCTTCCGCAGCGCGGCGCGACCGCCCTTGGCATTGGCCTCGTTCTTCAGCTGGGCCATCTTCGCCTTCACGCCGTCCAGGCCACTGACGTCGAACCGGATGTTGTCAGCCATCGTTGACGCCTTCGCTGCATGGCAGCGTCATGTATTCCAGCCCGCTGACCGGGTCGGCCAGCACGCCGTGGACGTTGTAGACCTGCCCCCTGTGGATGATGCGGCTCTTGTCGGTGACGCCAGCACGGTGCCGGATGGTGATGCGCGCGGTCACCTCGCTGTCGATAGCTTGGGCGGCCACGAACTCGCGGACGGACGCCGGAACCACTTCGGCGAACACCGTAGCCAGATCGGCCCACGTCGTGATGGGTGCGCCGGATCCGGGATCCTGGCTCTCCACGGGGTTCTGTATCAGCACCCGGTGGCGAAGGCGGCCGGCGGCAATCACCGCGGCTTCCCGCTCATGTAGGTGCCCGCCTCCGGATCAGCCTCGACGTCCTCACTCTGGCAGACGTAGTCCATCAGCCGGTTGGTCGCCTCCGCGTTCTCCGCCAACGCCTGGGCGAGAACCATCATCGCCTCGGCTTGCGCCAGTTGGGCTGCTGCCGATGCCTTCAGCGCTTCCGAAAGCTCGTTTTGCTCGTTCATTGGCAATCCCCATCCATTTCTCTATCCACGCCCGGCGGCGCATACACCCTTGGCACGGCATCAGGCGACCGTAGTCCTGCGAAGGGGAGCAAGTTGTGCTGTGGCTGCCTTCGACAGGACGTACCCGTGCCCAGCGTCCGCCGGAACCACGTTTTCGCCCTCGCCTTCTCGATAGCGGTACTGCGAAGCCAGCTCCAGCAGCGTGGCCGCAATCACGGCCGGCTGCAGGATGGGCAGGTCATCGCCGTCCAAAACAGGGAGCGGGACGCCGGAACCGTCCCTGACAACCTCTCCGCTGCTATCTCGCTGCAACACGTACAGACGCCACTCCTGCTTCAGCCATGCCGCAACGGAGGACGACACGGCCGGGATCCATAAGGCAAGCCAGCGCTCGTCTGCATCGCTGTCGAGGCGCAGCTGCTCGCGCGCGTCAGCTTCGGTGACGAACTTAAACATTGCCGGCGCCCAACTTCACCGGCCCGGCCGGCACCTTGACGCTCTTCCCGTCCTTACCGTCCCGGCCTTTACGAGCCGCGAGGATCCAGTCCTCCGAGTTCTCCAGGCACGGCCTCGAGGCGTTGTCACGCTTGGCAATCCACAGCGCTCCATCGTGGGTGATCGACTGGCCCGCCTTCATTCCCATGCCATCGCGATGGAAGCCCCGGTGCACCATGTATGGAAGCACCAGCTCAGCGCGGCGATCACCGGCGCCCAAGGTGATCACAAAACCGCGCTCTGCGTCATATACGCCAGCCGCCGATTCGAAGCTGAGGCCGTCCCGGCCATCCTCGCCCACGACTTTGCCCAGCCTGACGGCTTCGCCTCTGGTGGTGGTGATCACCAGTTCCCCGCCGCGATCGATCATTGCCCCCGCTATACCCACACCATCAGCGCCCGCCTGTGGCGGGTTTGCAGCGAGATGCTTGGCTACCTGAGCTGCCAGCTGCTCGTCGGTGACTTGCGGCGCGTCCTGGCCGTCCTTCGGCACAGGCAGTGCGGCGACAGCGGCCTTGACCGCCGTATCGATTGCCGCCGGGTCCGCATCGCGTCCGTGCTGCACCGGGTTGGCTTCGAAGTGCTTCGAAACTGCCTCGGTCGTGGCCACATCCAGCAAGGTGATCAACCGCGGCGAGCCCAGAAGCTTGTCGACCACCAGGTCAGCCAGGCTTTCCACGTCCACCGGATCCGCGTCCTTGCCGTCTTCACCCTTCTGCAGAGGCCGCGCCTTCAGCTCTTCCAGCTCCAGCCGCAGCGCGGCTGTGGCCTCTCGGATCAGCGCGCCGATGTGCTTGCCGAACTCCTTGGGGTCAGTCATTGCGGAACACCTCGGCTCGTGCGGCCTCGAGGGCCCTCAACATGAAGATCTCCTGGGCCAGCGCGCGGCGTTCCTCGCTGTCGTCAGGCGGCGGATCGACCACCTCCGGATCCGGATCCGGGTCTTCCGCCGCGGTGGGCGGCAGCTTGTTGTTCCGGATTTCGGAGATGGGGAAGTCCTGCTGCTGCTTGTAGATCGTGTCGCCGCCCTCGATTGGTGGCAGGCCGAACACCTTGCGCCCCTCGTTGGTGGTCTTGATATCGCCGTCGACCAGCGTGCTTTCCACCTGCGCCTGCTTGCCGACATCCATGCGCAGGAGCGGTTCCAGGTCCAGCTCGATGCCGCGCGGGCGGCTGATGCCCAGACCCTCGTCCAGCAGGTTTTCCATCGCTTCGATGTGGGCCTGCAGAGCATCGGAGTAGTACATCTGGTTCACTTCGTCCGGCTTCGTGCCGGCGGGAACGCTGCCGATGCCCACCTTGAAGGGAGGAATGCCGAACGGCTGGCACACCTGCTCGTCCGAATACCGCATCTGCTCAACCAGCTGCGAGTCGGCAGCCTTGAAGGCAAAGGAGGTGAACTTCATGTCGGCGCCTACCACCGCGACGTTGCCGGCATTGGATCCCTTGAACTCGGTGTTCCAGTACTCCTTCACCAGCTGCGCGTCCTCATCGGACATACCCGCCGGCGCGGTCAGGATGCCGCCAGGGTTGGCGCCGTTGGAGAAGAACGTGGTCGAGTCCTTCAGAATCTTGAGGTTCTTGACCGCCGCCCAGTTCGCCGCGCACAGCGGCGGCACGCCGATCAGCTGGTGGTGGAAGCAGTTCATGCGGTCGTGGATGATCTCGCTGGCCGGGATGATCAGCTGGTCGCCGGGATACTTCTCCGGCAGCAGGTTGTTCCCGCTGCCATAGTTGACCTGGTAGAACACATCGCCGCTGTCGGACACCATCGGCTGCACCCGGTTGGGGTCCAGCACCCACAGCCTCGTGACCACGTTCCGCTCGTCGCGGCCCTTCAGGACGTAGGTGTTGCCCTGTGCAAGCTTCGACAGGATCCAGGCTTCACGGAACTGCTGGGCCGTCTGGTACGCGTTGGGCTTGCGCAGCACCGGCCAGTAGGCGGTGTTGGTGGTGTCGACCCGCCAGATGCCGTCAGCACCTTCGATCTTCAGGACAAACGGCAGCTTTCCAATGTCGCTGTTGATCCGATTCATGCAGGCGTACAGCGTCGGGTAGGTCATTACCGACTCGTGCCGCTCTTCCATGTTCCGCTGCCAGGCGCCGCTGAACGGCTCGCGCACCAGCGGCTGCCAGCCATCTCGCCCCGGACCAGCAGCTACCGGAGACAGCGATTTCAGGTAGTCGGTGCCGTACTTGCGCACGCCGGCCTCGGTGGCCAGCTCACGGGGCGAGAAACCAGTCATTCGGATGCGTCCTTGTCAGGCGCGGGCTTGCTCGCTGCGGTCTTGGTTACTTCTTTCTTGGCAGCTTTCTTCGATGCCGGCTTGCCTGCGGCCTGCGCTGCAGCCTTGGCCGCTGCAGCTGCATCACGCTTCGCCTGGGCTGCACCGCGCTTCGCCTGGGCTGCACCGCGCTTCGCCTGGGCTGCACCGCGCTTCGCTTCGAGCGCCTGACTGTCCGGCTGTGCCGGCGGCGCGGCTGGAGCCTGCGCCTGCATGTCGCGGCGCTGATAGCCACCATGGCGCTCCAGCAGCGGGGCCAAGCGCGCATCGACACTCACCACGCGATTGCGCCTGATCATTGGGATCTTCGACATTTCGATGCTCCTGGGAAAGGAGACGGGGGCCGAAGCCCCCGTCAGTACCACCCTGCGTTACGCGCCGCCGCCAGCGTCCGGAGCGACCGTATTGGTCCAGGAGACACCGGTGAGGTAGGCAACGGCCTGCGGCCGGCGCTTCTTCCAGTTGACGAAGCGTTCGGCTCGGATCGCGAGCTGGTTCGTCTGGAACATGCTCTGGATCTGCGCCATCGTGGGCGTGGCGGTCGCATCGTCGTCCATGATGATGGTGGCCTCACGGCTGACATCGATCGTGACAACGCCGTCGTCGGCCAGGTAAATCTCACTGCCGAAGGCCAGGATGAACATGCCGGACGGAACGTAGTTGGAAACAACCAGCGGAACGCCATCGATGTCGCCGCCCGTCATCGAGACATTCGGGAACTCCCGCGCCATCAGCGGGTTGCGCAGGCCGGACAGCTGCCGGGCGGTCGCACTGTCGGTGATGTATACCGCACTGGACACAGGCAGGTTGGTATCGTCGGCCGTGGCCCAGAGCGCCTGGATGTCGGCGTAGACGTCACCGGTCGCGACGATCGGCGTCACTCCGTTGGTGATCGAGGCGGGCGACAGGCCTGCACCGGTGGCCGCTGCCTTGGCGGGGTCCACGAAGTCTTCGTCCATGCGCTCGATCACCGCATCCGACAGATCGTCGCGCACCAGAATCTGGATCGACGGGTCGGCGAAGCGCGCCAGTTCTTCGGTGATCACCGAGATACCCGCGATCTTGGCCCACTTCAGCTCGGCCGCGTCATAGCCCGACTTGGTGACCGGCTTGCGGAAGCCCTCGCCGACCCACTGCGCGCGCCCCTTTGCGCTCTTGCCCGGGATGCGGACATTGAACGGAACGCGGCGCAGGCCGGGCACATTGCCCTGGCCGAGCTGGCCAATGATCGTGCGCGGGCGCAGGAAGTCAACGAACTCGCTCGACAGGTTCTGGTACTGCACCAGACTGCCGGCCCACGACGGATCGGTGGTGTTGCCTGCGGCGACCGCCGCTTTCATGATCTCGTTCAGCCGCACGTCGTCGCGGAACACGTTGTCCGAGAAGGCCTTGGCACTCGAAACGTCACCCTTGCCCGCGTACATCGCCATTGCGAAACGGGCGAAGCCGATGCCCTGCTCTTCGTTTTTGCGGCTGTGGATCAGGGCCGGGCCCTTGCCGGCGGCACGCTTCGGATCGGAGGCCGAACCCTGCTCTTGGACGATCTGCGCGGCCGGAACGGCCGACTTCGCCTGAACGGCCTGCAGGCGACTCAGGCGATCGATGTCACCGTCCAGCGCCTTGATCTGGACATCCAGCTCGTCGAACTCTTCCTGTTCAGCGGTGTTGAACGAACGGCCTTCGTCCATCGACTTCTGGGCGATCTCGCCCAGCTTTTTCTGGTGCGCTTCACGGGTCGCGCGGAGCGCTTCCAGCTGTTCTGCAATGGTTTTCATTGGGATTTTCCTTGATGGCGCAGCCGTTCGGCCCGGGTTCCACGCCGGGCAGTGCCTGCAATATTGGGAGGCGGGTTCCACCCCGCGGGGCCGTCTGGCCCGGTGCTTCAGTGCAGCAGCTTCACCGCGCCGCCGGCCGGTCGCTCGACCCGGACCGCCTGGCGCTGGATGAGGGGCACGCCGTAGTTCACCGAGCGGCGTCCGCCGGCGGTGTCCATGGCCTTGATGGTCTGGATGGTCGCCGCGGCGTTGGCCGGGATGGTGACCAGGGAGAGCTCGTAGATCTCGGTTTCGGTGAACCGGATGCCGCCGCCGTCCATGTAGCTGTACTCCAGCGCGCGGAAGCCGATCGAGACCCCGCGCACCAGCTTTTCCCTCACCGACTGCCAGGCGAGGTCGCACAGGTCCTTCAGCGCGCCGGGAGTGGTGATGTTGGCGACACTGGCCTCGAAGGGGATGCCCTTGGCTGTCGGCTTGCCGAACTTGACGATTCCGACCGGGCTATCGTGGCGGTGCTGCCACAGCAGCGGCAGCTCGGAGGCAAACTTTGCCCCCAGCGGCTCGACAATATCGCCGTAGCGATCCGCCTCCGGGGTGGTCGCCCAGCCGGTGATGATGCGTTGGTCGTCGTCGTAGGACTTGACCTCCAACACGCTGTAAGCGCGATTCTCGTTATTCATCGGTTTCCACCCAGGGTCATTAGGACGAGCTTCTTCTTGGGTTCTTCGGCGACCGGAATGCTGATACCGACGGCCATCAGCAAAGCAGTCATGTCGTCGATCTTGTCCGGAGAGCGGCGCTTATCCGGAGCAATATTCAGATTCACGTCCTGACGGGCGATCAAGTTGGCTGCGCACCAGGCGAGCACAGGATCACCGTCATGGACTAGACGCTTGCCTATATAGGCGCGCTCCAGCTCAGTCATCGCCGGGTGATATGACTTCGGTCCCTGGATGAACTCGACCAGTGGAACCTCCGCCGCCACCAACCTGCTGACCATCTCCGTAGCGTTCCACCGATCGAAGGCCAGCGACTGCAGGTTGAATTTTTCCCGCACGTCCAGAATTGCCCTTTCGATCACCGCGTAATCGGTGACCTCGCCCTCGGTCTGCTCTATGAGGCCAGCTGCTACCCAGCCGGCGTAAGGAACAGTGCCCCGCTCGGTCCGTTGCATCACAGCCGATTCCGGAACCCATCGACGGCCCCAGGTGATGATCTTGTCGTCCACCCTCCACACCAGCCGTAGCGATGTGAGATCTCGTGTGCTCGCCAGATCGAGGCCACCCCAGCAAGGTGCATCTCTCAGCGAGTCAAGGTCCACCTCTCCGGCGCACGCATTCCACTTGGGCAACAGGATGAAGCCGTTGGCCGCGGCTGCCGGCCGGTTCAGCCTCTTGATCTGGAACTCCGCGAGCTTCGAAGGCATTGCCTTCGCCTCGACGGACTCCTTGCGAATCGCCGCCAGCAAATGGGGGTTCACGTCCATCAACGGGTTGGCTTTGTGCCATGCCTTCTCGTCGAAGTCCGGGTCATCCTTGTCGACGGCGAAGAAGATCGCCAGGAAGTGATCCGCCGTCTCGCCGAACACCCCCTCGAGCAACTGGGTCGCGAACTGCCGAATCTCTGACCATGGCCCAGGGTTCGCGTATCCCTCTGTGGTCGTGAAGAGCCACAAGGGGTTACGCCTGGCGCCGGCCGCCGACTGTAGAACGTTCAGCAGGTCTGGCGTCTTATGAGCATGTATCTCATCCAGCCCGACATGGGAGGGATTCAACCCGTCCTGCGTGCTGGCCTTTGCATTGATCGGCTTGAACGTTGCTCCGGTCTCGACCCGGCTGATCGCGTTGGCCCAGCATTCGAGCCCGTAGGCATCGCGCAGGTCCGCCATCTTCTCCGCCATCCGTTTGGCGACATTGAAAATGATGCGAGCCTGGCTGCCGGTGGTCGCCGCCGAGATAACCTGCGCGCCCTCTTCGTCCTCGCAGCACTGGCAGTACAGAAGAATCGCCGCTGAGAGCGTGGACTTGGCGTTCTTGCGCGCGACGGCGAATAGCGCCGACGTGAAGCGGCGGGTGCCGTCAGCCTTTCGGAACCCGAACAACTGGACAACGAACCACACGTGAGACGGGTGCAACCGAATCTCCGGCGTGTCCCACTTGCCCTCAACGTGCGGCAGAAGCTCGATCCACCCACAAGCATGGTTCGCATGTTCCCGGGAGAACCAGAACGGCGCGCCCTTCTTCTTCGCGCGCTTCAGGTCTTCCAGAAACCGCTTAGCCGCCAGCTTGATCAGCCGCCCAAATCGGCCGGACCTATCTGAAGAAGCAGCTCGCGCATACGCGATCGCTACGTCAACGTAATCACTTGGCGGCGTGGGCTCTCGGCTTGCCGAGCGCGGTGAACGCGTTCCCGGGCTTTTCCGCGTCGCCATTCGGCCTCACTTTTCCTTGCGCTGCCGGCGTAAGGCCGAAGTCGTTCATCAAGCCCCGGAGCTGGGCGACCATGGATGCGACTGGCGCCTCCCCGGCGGCGTACAGCTGCACTGTCTTTCCGTGCAGGGCGCAGAGCTGGCCCAAGGCGGATAGTCCGGCCTCGGTCAGCAGCTTGTTTGCGTGGAGGATCGGCGCGAGCCGATCCCATTCTTTGATGGCGTGGGCATTCGGCAGCCAGTCCGGCGCCCTCGGAATGTCCGAAACCAGCGGCAGTTCAGCCACCTCGGTCGGCGCACGGTCAGGCCTGTCGGTCCCGGCAACCACCTTCAGCGCTGTGGGCTTGCGGGGGCGGGCCATGTTTGGGTCTCAAAAACTGAATTTTTCGAATTGACGGTGCAATAAAACGGCTGGGCAGACGGTGTCCGGTGACATCGCCTCAGATATTTCCCCCCTCCCCCCTGGGGTGGTGGGCTTGGCGCCGCGCGGGCGCGCGCCGAAACGCGAACGACTTACGCCGCGCGCCGCCTCAGCCCTGGTCTTCACTTCATGGCAGTCGCCGCATATGGCCTGCAAGTTGGACTCGCCGTCGTCTCCACCCTCTGCCTGCGGCACGATGTGATCAACCTCCACCGCTAGCGTCACGCGGCCATCCAGCTGGCAGGGCTGGCACCGGTACTTGTCCCGGACCATGACGGCTTCACGCTTCCGCCGCCACGGCCTCCCTCCGCGCCCACGCCCATACCTGTTCGCCTCTTGCGCTTCATGAATCGGTGCGAGGTTTGGTAGCGGTTTATGGCTGGATGGAAAGCCTGGCATCAGATGAACTCCACCTCGACCTTGCCGCGCTTTGTCCTCTCGATGACCCGCTTGCCGTGCTTGTGGAGCCGCGACGGCTTGTCGTGATGGCGAACAATGCCCTTGCGGGTGTCGGCGTAAATCACTCGATCCACCTCCCTGCCGTCGACCTTCACGCGTCGCAGCCCTCGGCCGTCGCCGGCCGTATGGATATGGTTGCCATGCCGGAGGCCGATAGGACTCACGGCCTCACCTCGGCACGGTCTGCGGCGATGACTGTCTGACAGGCCCTGAGCTGGTCGTCGGCGTCGCGTCCGATTCGAACAACTCGGCCCGCAAACTCTTCTCGGCGCTGGGTTGCCGCATCACGTTCGAGGGCGCCGGCTGCGGTCTGGGACAGGAGGTCGGTGTGGCACGCGGCGAGGTCGTTGCGCAGGCGGAGAGCGCCAGAGCGCAGGTCAGCCACAACAGCATCAACGACGGCCGGGGCCGCAGCGCGGTCTTCTTCATGCTTCGCTCCGATGGTGGCCATGGTGTCGGCCTGGGTGTGCTCGGTCACGCGGACCTTGTTGACCTGCTCCACC